CCGTGGCCAAGCGGGCTTCGGAAGCGCTGGCAACCTGGTTTAACGCCGTTAACAGCAAGGCTAAAGGCGATGCGGATGAGCTATTAAAACGCTATACAAATGGTGTGGGCGATGCGTTAGAGCGCCATGCGGCCCCGCTTTTGGAGTCTATCAGCTATATAAGCGGCCAGGATAGCAGCAAAAAGCTAACAAACTTTCGAGCCTGGTTAGATAACCGGCCACCATTTAAACAAATAGATGCCGAAGAAATATTAACGGAGCTTTTAAAATGAAAGACAAAAAAGAACGCCGGGTAATTACTGGCAAAGTTGAATTACGCAAAAACGAACAGGGCGAAGGCCGTGCAGTCGGTTATGGCGCGGTTTTTAATTCATTATCGGAAAACCTTGGCGGTTTTCGTGAAGTTATCGCCCCAGGTGCGTTTGAAGGCGTATTAGATGACGACGTAAGGGCGCTGTTTAACCACGATAGTAACTTAATTCTAGGCCGTAACGGTGCTGGAACGTTAGCCCTAAGCGTTGACGAGCATGGTTTGCGTTACGAAATCGACATGCCCGACACCAGTTATGCCCGTGACCTGTCGGTAAGTATGGAACGCGGCGACGTAACACAATCCAGTTTTGGCTTTACGGTCGAAAATGATGATTGGAGCGAGGACGAAGAAGGCAGAACAATTAGAACTATTACTAAATTTGGTCGCCTATTCGACGTTAGCCCGGTTACTTATCCAGCGTATCCAGAGGCTAGTGTAGCTTTACGGAGTTTAGAAAAATTTAACGAAGAAAAGGTAAAGGCGGGGGACAGTATTGAAGCCGAAGCCCGCAAACGTGAATTAGATTTATTGGCGGGGGTTTTTACCCCCTGTAAATAGCCGTCGGTCTTTACCGATTTAAATTTACACAACCTAAAAGGCCAATAACGGCCATTAATCAACCCGTCTTAGTACGGGTTTTTTTGTGAGTAAAATATTATGTTATTAAAAAAACTGTTAGAACAGCGCAATGCGCTAGCCGCAGAAATGCGAGGAATGCACGACAAAGCCGAAACCGAAGAACGTGGTTTTAGTTCAGAAGAAAAAAGCAAATGGGACGGAATGAAAGCCGACCTTGGCGACCTGGATGAGCGCGTACAACGTGCCAAAGACGCCAGCGCCGACTTGGGTGATATTGAATTGCCACAAGAGCAGCGCACCACGTTACCTGGCCAGCAGCCAGTAGAGCAGCGCACTGATGAGAAAACCGACGACGAAAAATATAGCGCGGCTTTTCGTGCCTATATGGCTGGCGGTATGGCTAACGTCACTGCCGAACAGCGCGGTTTGTTACAAGAGCGTTACGAAGGTTCGGAAAGTCGCGCCCAATCCGTAGGCACCAACACCGCTGGCGGTTTTGCCGCGCATGATTCCTTAACCACAAGCATCATCGAAAACATGAAAATGTTTGGTGGTATGGAAGCGCTGGCCACCGTAGTAACTACTGGCACGGGTTCGGATATTCTTTTCCCAACCAACGATGATACCGGCAATGTCGGTGAAATCGTGGCGGAAAATGCAGCCATTAGCGAGCAAGATACTGTACTGGGCCAAAAGAATATTGGCGCTTATATGTACAGTTCAAAAATGATTCGCCTAAGTTTGCAGTTGTTGCAAGATAACCAAGTAAATTTAGACGCCTTTATTGGTCGATTACTTGGCAAGCGCTTAGGTCGCATTCAGGCCACGCATTTTGCGACGGGTACAGGCTCAAATCAGCCAGAAGGTATTTTAACGGCTTCCACTGGTGTAGCAGCAGCAGCAGCAGCCTTGATTACGTTCAAAGATTTGAATGAATTAATCCATTCAATCGACCCGGCATACCGTGCTAACGGTATGGGCGCTTTCTGTTTTAACGATAGCACCTTGGCCGCGTTGGAAGATTTGGACGATCAAGATGGTCGCCCAATTTGGCGTCCTAGCCTGGCAGAAGGTGCCCCGGCAACTATTGCGGGTTATCGCTATGTTATCGACCAGGGCTATGACTCAATTGCAACCGGCAAAAAGGTAGCAACGTTTGGCGATCACAGCGCTTATATGATTCGCCGCGTCAATGGCGTACAAATGATGCGTTTAGCAGAGCGTTATGCTGAATACCTGCAAGTTGCACTGTTTGGTTTCAACCGTGCGGATGGCGCGTTGTTGGATACCAGTGCAGTTAAACACCTTGTAATGGCGTAAGTTTAAGCCGTAATGGAAAGGAAGGGGGCCAGCAATGGCTCCCTTTTTATTATGAAAGTTAAACTCAAAATTGCAATGTCGGGGCCGGAAGTAAGTTTAAAGCCTGGCGATATATACGACACCACCCCCGCCGAGGGCAAACGCCTTTGCGAACGTGGGATGGCCGAACCTGTAAAAACGGCTAAAAAGACAACGGCCAAAAGTAAGGCCAAAAAAGAAACGGCGAAACTATGAAGCGGAAGCTCAAAACAGCAGCTACGACAATGGCGATAAGCCTGGCAGAAGCTAAGGCTCAATGCGTGTTAGAACATAACGACGACGACGCATTATTAGAAGCGCTGATTAAAAGCGCTCAGGACTACGCCGAACAATATATAGGGTTTGCGATTACCGCGCAGACGCATATTTACGCCTCTGATTGTTTTCCAGTGGCTTTGGCTATTCAATCGCCAAACATTACAAGCGTAGTTATTACTTATGACGATAAAGACAACGTTGCACAAATATTAGACCCTAGCCAATATTGGCTAGACGATATTGTTTATCCGGCGAGTATTACAGCGCGTGATACCTGGCCCGAAACATACGACAAACCAAATGCGGTGAGGGTAGACGTTACCAGCGGAGAAGCAAACCCGGCTAATGTGCCAGCGGCAATAAAACAAGCCATGCTGTTATTGATTGCACATGGCTACGCCAACCGTGAAGCCGAAGTTATCGGCACCATTACAACTAATGTAAAACTAGGCGTTGAACAATTTTTAGACGCATATCGGGTGCCGATATGCATATAGGGAAATTAACCGAACGGGTAGATTTGCAAATCAGGTCTAACGAAAAAGACGCAGCGGGCGAGCAATTAAATAGTTGGGTAAGTGTTGGTTTGCGCCGTGCAGAAATTGTACACCTAAGCGGTAATGAATTTTTAACGGCCAAGGGTGCGGGAAGTGAGGTTACAACAAAGATCAACATACGTTATGACCCGGTAACACAACAGGCCGCGCCATCGCTTCGTATTGTCGATCAGAGAAATGGCGATATTTATGATATTCAGAGTGTAATACCGCATAAAACCAGCAAGCAATTTATAGAGTGCCTTTGTAAACGCGATGCCTAGCGAATTAAATATAAATCGCGGTGATGAGTTATCGGGACTTTTTAAGCGGCTTGATGCCAAAACTGTTCAAAACATGCAGGTCGGCGGGCTTCGTAAGGGGGCGCAGTTATTACGGAAGGAAATGCGCCGCACCGCACCCAAAAGTAGGACCGGCCTTTTACATAAAAACCTTGTTTATACCGTTAAAAAAGAAAAGGGTGGGGTTGGTGCCATTGCATATATCGGGCCGACTTATAAGGCATATTATGCCGCATTCTTGGAGATGGGCACCCGTTCAGGTTATTCATTAGTAAAAGGTAGCCGAAAAGGGCGCGAAAAGCGGTTAAAAATTAACGGTGCGGTAGTAGACAATGCAATTCATCCCGGCATAAAACCAAAACCTTTTATACGTCCGGCTTTTGACAATAAAGTAGAAGAAACTGCAACCGCCATAATTGATGGCGTTTGGTCGCAAATAGCAAAAGAGTTTAACAAATGAGCTTAACAACCGTTTACCAGCGACTGATAAATAATAGTGCGCTAACCGCCTTGGTTTCGGCAGATGACATTTACAATAGATTTTTACCCGATAGCGCAACAGGCCCTGCAGTTAGTTTTTTTTTAGTCAGTGCGCCACCGATTAATAATTTGAGCGGTGAGGCCACAGCTAAAAATTATAATTATCAATTTGATGTATGGGCCGACCGCGTATTAGTGGCCGAGCAAATAGCCGAGGCGTTAAAAAGTGCCCTGGCAAATGGTGAGGATTTTAAAAGCGTTCGCAGATCACAAGAATACGATTATGAAGACCTGGAAGGTCTACACCGAATAACAATAGAGTTTTCTTTATGGTTTTAATCTAAAACCAACCCACTAAGGCCGCTATTTAGCGGTTTTTTTTACTTTAAAATCCTTACGGAGTATTAACC